CTACTCATAGTGCTAAAGTATTAAGGTATTCACGCCACATTGGTACACGTTCCTGAAGCTTTGCGATTGCATCTGAATCAAACTCCACAACCTTTTCATGGATGCGCTCTTGCACTGGTATATCATATTCCCAATTCGCCAAATCACTTTCAAGGTTAGCGTTTGGGTTTTCATTCAAGTATGTAGGCATATCGTAAATCATGTTCTTTTCGATGCGTGATGCCTTCTTAATAAATTCAGGATTGCTTTGTGGATCAATAAGATTCATGCGCAAGGATAGTCGGTATTTTTCGGTATCTATCATTTGACTTGGCGCATTGACCAGCACGAAGCAGAAGGTAGCTTTAGGCGCACCTGTTAGCCAACAGTATGCTTGACCTTGCCAGTAGTAATCTTTGCTTAGTTCATTCACCTTTGCATCAATGAAGGTATGGATGTCCCATGAAGATTTAATATCCGGCACATTGATTACTTCATTGCCTTCTTTAATAAGCAAATCAGGTGTACCTGTGATGAAGTCATTTTGAAAGTTTACTTCATTCTTAAACACGATTGCGCCACGTTCCCTGCGCCAAAGGTCAATGGCATCATTCTCTACGGCAATTCCCTTTTCAATGTACTTGTTGCTGATTTCCTTATAGCGTTTGTACTTATTCTGCACATAGATTTCGAGAAGTGCGCTTTTGCAGGTTTCACTTAGTCCTGTCTTAGTGCGTGCATCGGTCATAAGCTTTCCAAGCTGCGATGCTCTAAATTTTACTTGTTCCATTGTGTTCTTGTTATTTGTTGCGAATGTATTACAGCAAACCGGATAGCTGCTGCTTTTTAACATTTATTAACGGTTCGATTTGATTCAGTAGTTCAGGTGGGCATGCCTGCAGAATGATGTCGCAATCGTCTAAGCTATGTGCCTTTTCAATCAGTTCGTGTAAGTATTGCACATCCTTATTCGCTGATGCCAGCGTGCCTTTTAACTTGAATGGCTTGTACACATCCACGTTCTTTCTATTCAAGTCGCGGCCTAACAGCTTACCAAATGATACAGCTGCGTTTTTAAGGCACTCTGTCTTGAGTTTAGGGAACGCAAGGTCCAAAGCATTCGGTTTCTTATTATCTGCGTTCAATGCCCATCTATTGCGTTCTATGTTGTCAAGGTTCTGCGGTGCTCTATCTACCATGATCACAATGGAGCCAGCACCTGTTCTACGCAATTCGTAACCGGTTATTGGATGAATCACAACCAGGTCAAGTGAACCTACAACTTCATTCGCCATGCGTTCCCACTTAAAGTTCTCAGTGCGCCAATGCCCAAAGAACATTTCGTCAAGTGTGGTTTCTACATGGCTAACTACCAGCGTGACGGCTTTACCATCGGGTGTCTTTTCAATGCCTTCTTTATCAGGTGCGGCATTAAGCATTTGCTGGAACTTCTGCAATGCTTCTAAGTTGTCTTTGTGAAAACTGTTCATGTTGTTATTGTTTATTGATTAGTATTTCATGAGGCAATCATTGATTTCTTGGCAGTAGCTAAGCACTGCGTAAAGGATAACTGCTGCAATAATGTAGCGAATGATTTTAGATGCTGTTTTCATGTGTTTTGTTTTTAATTCATAGGGCAAATGTAGTGTAAGTATTTACACACGCAAGTTAAAAATTGTTAAAATTTGAAACGGTTACAAATTGTAACGCCTTCACGCCCACGAATAGCTGCCGTAATTCGGGAATAGTTCAAAGTACATGCGCATCATGATTGCATCTGCATAGTCAGGTGACTTGCCATGCATCCGGGCAATTTCATCTTTGCTTATCACAGCGAGTTTGCCGTCTGCTTCCGGTTGCCGCCTGCGTATCATGTCCAGTTCCTGCACGATCACATCGCGGAACTGATTGACTTTGAAGATTACTTTGTTCTGCTCAATCAATTCAGCAAGCTTGAAATAGCATTCTGCCTTTTGATTGGTGAACTTATCTGCTTGCTTAGCACGACCACCATTAAGGAAGCCCCTGCAACGGAGCGCATCGACCGCACCCCCTCCAACCCCATCTTCATCGCAGATCACATTGCTAAGTTTGATGCCATGCCTATCGCATAGCTGGCGAATGGTAGATACTACTGTTGTAATAGGTTGCTTTCGCAGTTCGTGAATCTCAATCAGGTGCAAACCATGCCACACGCAAATGACACTACGGTCTTTTCCAAGTCGCGCGATGTCGGCACTGATATACTTTTCACCTTTTGCTTCTTCTTCCCGGAAGCAGCGCACCAAATCGTCATACTGATATAGATTATCTACGCTTTCGTCATATTCCCAATCACCATATAACAGTCTTCGCCTGTCTATTTCGGGCAAACGTTCCAACGTTTCAATGTAGCTTTCAGGCAGGTGCGGATTGTCAGTAGGCAAAGAAGGAATGAATGCAAGGTGCTGTGCTAAATTATCTGCCTTATATGGTGCGTAGAACTCATTATACAGCCATCCTTTAGACGGATTGCATGTCAGTAGCATCTTTGGTGGCAGGTCGTATTCGCGTAGCTTAAAACGAATGCGTGACTGCAGTATATCAATAGCTCGTTTGCTCACCTGCGCAGCTTCATCCACATACGCATCGGTTAATTCCAAACCACCTAATGAGTGAAATTCAGGATCACTTGGATAGGCGAATAAATCTTTTAAGATTATTTCGCTGCCATTGGCAAAAGTGATAACGTGAGTTTGATTATTGATTGTGTAGTGCTCATTAGGTGCAAGCCCTAACATGTGCGCTACTTCAAAAAACGTTTTTAACGTGGTCTTTTTTAGCGTGTCAAGTTTACTTCGGCCTATCAACCCACGTGTGCCCGGATATTTGAACCTTCGGCTTATCTGCCATGCACAACCAATAAAAGATTTTGAGCCCCCTGCAGCTCCTCCGAAAAGCACCACACGTGCTGGGTGTGAGTTGCCCAGCACGCGCAATGCTTCCTTTTGTTTAGGCAGGTATTCAATCATGTAAACAATCCGATATACATTCCAACCAATCCACCGCATAGTGTGGCTATCATGTCAAGTGTGCTAAATGATTTTTCCTTCAGTACCGAATCGAATAGTTCTTTGCCAGCTGCAAACGCGAACACGACAATCATTGAGAATGGTGCGCTAAATATCGAAGCAGAAGCAGCGTAGATAACAACACCATACAGCGCATGGTTTGCTTTGTCTTGGGGTAGGTTAGGCAGGTTCATTAGAATGGCAGGTCACCTGATGGTTCGTCTTGTGGTTCGTCACGTTTCACCATTGGCTCGCTCATCTTACCGGAAAAGAACTTGCCATTCTTTCCTTCCTTAACCCACGCAGCCAGTCGCATCTTTTTACCATTCACCATGATTTCACCTGTGTACTGTGGACCATTGTTAGCCACGTTGTTGTTCTTGAATAGGGTAAACTGCCCTTCTTGCATTTGATAGTTGCTCATTGTATTTAATTATTGATTATTCCGATGTCTTCAATCATTAGGCTAATTGTGGTCTTGCCATAGAAGTCCTGCGTTTCTACCACTTGGAATGTTTCATGGTCAATGCTATGACCATTGATGAAGCCAATATAGATTTCAGTATCGTCGTGATACTGCGCAAGCTTATCCCACAATTCGCCTACTGTCATAACTTGTATTCGTCTTTTTCGGTTAGCAAATGTAACTCCTCAAAGATAAGGCGCATTGCAATGTTATCACTCATTGCTGGTCGCATACTTCGCTTTGCTGTTAGCACGAACAACTTACGGAGCAGGTCGGTTTCTTTTTGCTTATCGTATTGCTTCATTTGTCACCTCCGTATGTTTCGTTGTAGTAATCTTTCAATGCTTGTTCATTTTCAGGAAAATGATAATCATCTTCCCAATAAACCTCGCCTTCCCACCCAAAAGTGTCACGATATTGATATCCTTTTATATATGAATCTCTTATCTGCTCCTTCTCCATTGCTTCAGCTTTTTCCAAAATATCATGATACTTTTCTAATGGAATAAATATCCCTTTCATTTTCATTTTTTCCATAAATGGTATCACAGTTAATTGACTATAAAAATAATCTACTGCTCTTTGCTTTTTCATATCAGTATTCGTTTTGATTTTCGATTAGTTCCCTGTAACGCTCTTGCCTGTATTCGGTAAATTGATACGGCTTTGTTTTGTACACCCGGAATCGCATGTCGTTATCCCATTGCGGCAGTGCATCGTATTCGCGCATCAAAGCTATTTCAATCTGCGCAGGTTTTTCCCTTTTGACTTCGCGCACCGGTTCTTCTTTGATGCTTAATTTATCTGCTACCTGTTGCATCGCTTCCATGATTTGCGGGTGCTGGAACATTTCGTAGATATTATTCTGCTTTTGTTCTTCACTTCGCATACCTGTGATATGTGTATCTCGTTCCTGTTCAAACTTATTTACCCATTCATTCAATATAGACAAGTCTAATCGATTGTAAATGGTGCCATAGATACCAGCAACACCACGATCTAAACAAAGCTGGATATCTTCAAGGCTATACTTCCAATGATGCTGCACAAAGTGTTCGGCTGCAAAATTAATTTGGTCAGCGTTCATGTTCTTGTCGATGTTTATCATTGCACAGCACCGGCTAATGAGCATTGCAATTTTCATCTTTGTTTCATTTCGGTCAATCTTGCGCAGCACTGCAATCTTATTAGCTTTCACGCTCTCTCCGAATGTCAGCTGCGACTTGGGCTGCCACATTTTGATAGTGTGCAACGTTGTCAAACTTTGGTTTTCCATATTGATTTGATTTTTGATTTTTTACTTTATCCCATTCTTTGCGCATCCAGTTACGGACTGTGCTTTGCCAATCCTTCATTGGCACTTTGCCAACTATCCAACCATTGGCTTCGTAGTGATCCATAAATACACGAGCGAAATTAACTAACTTATCTTCTGCAAGGAAGCTTCCACCTTTCATGTTCAGTTCTCCCATCAGGTTATACACGTCATGTTCTTCAGGCTTCACAAACTTTTTCCGCGTTACTTTTTTTTCATTTGCATCTTCAACTATAATTTCATTTTCATTTCTATTTTCATTTTCTAAAGGCATTGCCGTGGAATATGCCGTAGTAGATGCCGTGGCATCTGTATCACAGTTTTGATTTTTTCTTTTTTTCCATCCATCAATAGCACGTGTGCGTTGCTTTTCAGCATGTGCTTTACGCTTACCAACTTCTATTTCAAGACGTTGATTAAAAAAAAGTCCATCTTCATCCTGATGAAACTTTGCCAGTACATCTGCCGTGGCATTGCCGCAGCATAGCCGTATCATCTTTTCGGTAAGTCTGCCTTTTTGATGTTGCAAGCAAAGCAATGTGATGTATTGCCCACGTTCTTCCATAGTTAAATCTTGCACACCCGCTAAAAAATCGGATGAATAAAAAAGGAAAGCTGGATCTTTCATAAACTAAATACCCACCACTACACGCAAAGGACTATCCGCGCACGAAAGTGCTATGGCAATGCGGTAATGGTGGGATTTAAAAATGTTTTCATACGGATAGTCGTTGCAAAGATAATCAAAATATCTCTACTTCCAAATTGCTGTGGCAATCATGAATCCGATTACGGCACCAACAGCCATGATCAATAGCATCTTGCTGTTGCTGTTGTCGCATTCAGCTTCATGAACAATCGGTGTTGGTGTGGGTATAGGTGCTTTGCGTACAGGTTTGATAGTTAGCTGCCCATTGCTTTGTCGCGCAGTTGCATTATATGCAGCTAATCTTTTGCGAATAGCTACTACATCGGATGCTAAAGGTTCGCGCCTAACTATCCAACAGT